TGGGTATCAGAAGACATATTGATTGTAAAGTTTTATTAAATTGTTAAATTTAGGTGATTCAAGGAAGTGGTTGTGAGAAGAGGAATCAATTTTAGAATGTTCTGACACAAATTCAGGGTCAGGGAACCGTAGGTTCCTCGAACCCCTCCCTTTTTTCATATAATGGGTTTAGGTATTGGGTATTGTGTATTGTCCCAAAGCATGATTGTTGTGTATGGTTTTGTGTATTGTCCCAAAGCATGATTGTTGTGTATTATCCCAAAGCATGATTGGTTGTATTATGTTGATTTCATGTATTGTTTCCGTGTATGTCAAAAATCGATATGTTACTCATTTCTCGTCGAGTATTTATCGTGTGTTATTAATAGCAATATTTACAATAAAACGATACGAATGTTCTCCCGAAACACAATATATAAAGTTTTTGTAGGATGGAATGGTATAGAACCTTTCAATAATGGAATGGCAGAGAACCTTTATAGAAAAAATAAAGAGAATGTTCTCCCGAAACACAATATATAAAGTTTTTGTAGGATGGAATGGTATAGAACCTTTGTATAATGGAATGGTATAGAACCTTTGTATAATGGAATGGCAGAGAACCTTTATAGAAAAAATAAAGAGAATGTTCTCCCGAAACACAATATATAAGAGTTTTGTAGGATGTAATGGCATGGTACCATCGAAAGAGTATTTGTAGGATACCTTTGTGTAATGGAATGGTAGAGAACCTTTATAGAAAAAATAAAGAGAATGTTCTCCCAAAACCTTATATATAAGGTTTTTGTAGGATGGAATGGCAGAGTACTTTCAATAATGGAATGGCAGAGAACCTTTCAACAATATCTATAAACATGGTTGTATATTACCTACTATAATGAATATATTGCTTGGTTTGGGGGTGTATATATTTTATAGTAAAAAATCACAATAAGACAATAAGAATGTTCTCCCGAAACACAATATATAAGGTTTTTGTAGGATGGAATGGCATGGTACTTTCAAAAATATAATGGTAGAGAACAATGTGTGATTTATTCAAATCTACATCAGGGTATTTATTTTTCAATAAATATAATAAATCTTCAATAGTAATAGTTTTATTTTTCTTTAATTCTTGTAATAAGAAATCAACATATTCTTTCTTTACCTTATATGCTACTGGTTTCCTATAATAAATATCAACATTACCATCTTTTTTATATCTTTCAACCCATCGCATTAGACTTCTACGAGAACATTTACACCTTTGAAGATTTAAAATGGCACAAAAAACCATATAGAGACACCTACTCGTGACAATGAGAGGTTCGAATAGTTCCTCAATGACTTGTTCGTGGTATGGTCGCTTACGTGCTATAAGAGCATTCTTGTAGGTAACCATGATAACATCACTCAAAAACCCCACGAACCTCACGACCCCCACGAACCCAGTTCGTAATCAGTGACAGTCAACGCTGTCGGTTTAACCAACCCTTGCAATGATGCAAGACCAACCAAAATATACACAGACTTGGTTTCGTCTAACTTTGAAAGTTGGCATTCGTGCCATTTTAAATCTTCAAAGGTGTATAGAGGGTTCTCCCATTCCCGTAATCCAATAACAACAATACTATTGGTCTCGATGATATTCCTGGATTTATTTCTTCCTTTGAATTTACCTCTAATAACACAAATAATATTAGTATATTTACCATCAATGCTATTAACTAAGATGTTACCATTACCGATAATCTTAACAACATATGCATCTAACTCCAAATTGGAAGTTTTCTTATATTCCCTCTCGACGAACTTAGAAACACCATTCGCGAGTTTTTTATGACCCTTACCCCCAGTAGTATTTTTCGGCATTCTTTATTAAAGTAGTATTAGTTAGTTTGTTTTAGATTAGAGGGTGTTTCTCTTTGTTCAATTCAATTTTTACACTATCGAGTTTTATTACAAAAAAGGTGCAAAATTAATAGAAAAAAAGTATGTACAATTACCCCCCCTCTCTTTTTCGTTTATAAAATAACCCAATTATTTTCAAAATATAAATAAATTCTATTGTTATGGTCGATATACTCGTTATTATGACCGTATGATGCTCCAACTTTGGATAACTTATATATACTATAAACAATCTCGTCGTGGTTCTCAATATCGTATAATTTCAAACTATTCATATCCAAAAGACATTTGAAACCATCATTGAATGTAAAATGTATAGTTTCGATTTCCTCTTCTTCGAATACATTAACGATAGTCATATTAATAGAAGTCATATTAGTAAGTAAGTTAGTTTTTTTTTAAATTATTAGTTAATTTATAGTACAATTGTAAATATCGCATCAAAACAAATCAATTTTATAAAAATTTGTATTTTTGTCCCATTTTAAATGTTCAAAGGTGTAAATATTTTACATACTTCTTCTTGTGTTTTATCTTCAACTAAATAATAATTTACAGCAGATAATTTATAATCATAGCTTTTACGAGACATTATTTATATTATTATAATATTATAATTAATATAAATAAGCATTTTTTAACAAGGCATTTTTAAATTAATATTATAAAAAATTGATTTAAATAAATGCCTTACATAATATATATAAATGCAACAAATGACATATTTACAAGATAAAATAAATACGTTTTTCAAAAAAAGAAATGAAATATTTAAAAAACCACTTGAAAAAATTATAAATATTATGTTAAATAAGTGTAAATACATCAACGGAGAAAGTTTAGAGAGACATAATTGGGGAAATAATCCAATAAAATTAAAGAATATCCCAAAAAACATTAATTTACCTTCATTTGAAGAAGATTTATTAAATGCACTTAATTTAGAAGATAATGAAAAATCAATTGTAGAATTGTTATGGGGAGATATACAACTTGGAAAAAGAGTTCAAGCGTGCATAATTATGTGGATTTCGGTTCATATACTAAAAAGACCAGTTTTATACATTTTTAGAAATTTGACAATAGACCAAAAACAATTACAAGATGATATTATTGGAACAGAAAATTACAATTTTAATATTCAATTTATAAAAACATTATTTCAAGAATTTAATAATGAACTCCAAGAATATTTTGAGGAAACAAATGTTGAATATTGGAAAGATTATAAACTTCCAGAACTAAAAGATATAAATAGTAATGATATTATTAGTAAATTAAGTAATAAAGAAGCAATCAATTCAAATGACATATTTTGTTGTTTAATGAACCATACTCAGTTAGCAAAACTAAATACAAAATTTAGTGAGTATATTTATTACAATGACGAGCTTGTGAATATAACCGCATTAGTTGATGAAAGTGATTTAATGAGTCCTACATCTTCAAACGATAGAACTAATGATAATGATAAAAAAGATTCCACAGCATGTGAAATATTGCTTGCCAAAATATATAAAAAAGTAAAATACGCATTACATATTACAGGCACAGCACATTCATTGTTATATAATATAACAACAAGATTAAGCGACCATACTGATATACAAATTAAAATATCAAAGGTTCATAAAATGAAAAGGGCAAATGATTATTTTGGATTATTTAATAGTTCTATAAATTTTAACACAACACTTGTTGAATCTTGGTGGGATTATCAATATACAGAAAATCATAAAAAAAAAACTTGTTATGATATTGTTGAAGATTATAATATTAATATAAAAAAAATAATAGAAAATTTACGTAAAAGACCTACAATTAAATATAATTCGTTATTGATTAGTGAAGAAAAAATAAGAGCTAATCAATTTTGTTTAGTAGATAAAATAGTCAAAGATTTCCCTGATTTGTTTATAGTAATATATCATGGAAATTGTTTAAGATTATATTTATCAAAAAATTATGAAAAAGAAATAAAATGTTGGTCTAAATGGGACTCAAAACAATCATCAACAAGTCAAAGATTATGGCAATCAGGAGGAATATACGGCTCATCTATAGATACTGAAAAATCTGAAAAACTACCTAATAATTATTGCTATTTCAATATAAATACAAAAATATTAAATATAAAATTTGTTTATAAATTATTAAGAATTTTATTTGAAAAAAGTGATATACAATTTTTATGTAAAACAATTATAACAATAACAGGTAAATATGGAGAAAGGGGGTATTCTTTTACAAGTGATGATTATGATAATTATTCATTACATTTAACAGACCAGTATTTTGTGTCCCACTCATCATTTAACTGCACAGACATTTCACAGCGATTAAGATTACAAGGAAAATATAACGACGTAGAACTTAAAAATGGGAGTATGAAACTTACTTTGTGGACGACTCCTGAATTACAAGATATAATACAGAATTTTTATGTTAAATTTATAAAAGAAATTGAAAAATATATTATGGGGTGTGAGAGTTGGGAAGAAATTAAAGATTTATTAGAAAGTATAATAGATAATGGTGATTTTAAGTTTGGTAAATATATGAAGTATATTGATGTCTCAAAGAAACGAAAAAATTTAAAACCAATAAAACATTATGACAGCAAAAATAATGGTTATAAATTAATTGTTATTGATGATATGAATGATACTGAAATAAGTGAATGGTGTAAAGAAACAAACTTAACAGAGTATATTTGTTTTAATGAAATAAAAGAAATGAATAAAGATGATTTTATTGAGAAGTATGGCAGATATAAAATAAAACAAGAATTTCGTAGATTAGAACATTTTACAGTTCAAGACATAAATAAAATTATTGATGATGTTTCAAATACACATAAGTTAACAATAAAATTAAATCATATAACTAATAAATGGTTTGAAGTAAGAAAACAACAATATAACGATTTAGGTTATTATCCGGAGAGTACCAGAAATGTAATGAAAAAAATACAAATAAAGGATTTAGAAAATTCAAATGCTATAATGAGATTTGGCAAATTAACTAGTGATAATATTTCAAATAGAAAAGGTCAAGATGGAGTAAGGAGAGTTCATACTTGTTATGAGGACAATGACGATTTATATATATGTATATCGTTTATTACTAAAGACAAACAATTACCAACACTAACAAACGACTACATAAAAAGCACTCCATATATTGTTAATGGTGATAATGTAAAGTATTCAGTTATTAAAGAAGAATATAAACAACAAAATTCGCATGGATATACTAATGAAGAACACGATAATTTTATTGAAGATTCAACCGAATTGCCGAATAGATATTATTGGAAAACTCCTGATGATTGGTTATATTTATATGATAAAGATAAACCTGAAATTATTTCGTTAGATATAGTATCTCCTCTGCCTGTTAAAAATATTACACAACCAAATATTTCAACAGAACCAGTAATTAATAATGAGATAATGTTATTCGCAAATTCGTGTTGTAAAAAAACGGATAAAACAAACTTAAGATTTGGATTGAAAGATATATTCAAAATATATGAAACCTGGTGCAAAATAAATGGTAAAAAATGTTTGAAAACACAGAAAAAATTTAAAGAGGAGTTTGAAAAAATAAATTACAAAGAAGAAAAAAGTAAAGGAGTTGATGTAAATAATAATCCTGGTAAACGAGGTTATAATATTATGGTTTCATTATAATTTGACTTAAAAGTAATTTACAAATATTAATAATATGAAAGATTATATTATTAATTGTTTTATTTTACAGGATAACAATACACTATTAGATATATATAATTATATAAAATTTCGGTATGATAATTTAGTTGAAATAAATGATATAAAAACAGAATTGACTAAATTAATTAAAAACAACATTATTTTTTTTAATAACAAAAATTATGAATTATCAAATGAAGGTAATGTAATATTAAATGACCATAAATATTATTTTTCAAAAATTATTATTAAATTTTACAAAAAATATAGTAAAAATAATATAAAATATGAATTAAGAGAGATTAGACAAGAACAAAAACAATTGAGAAATTATTTAATTTCTAATAAAACGCAAATGTGTATAATTTGTGAAAAAAAACTACCATTATGTTTATTAGAAACAGCCCATCTAAAACCAAGATGTTTATTAAATAATAATGAAAAAAATGATAAAAATATTGTAGAATTTATGTGTAGATATTGTCATAATTTATACGATAATGGATTTTTAGCTGTTTATAAAGGATTATTACAAGTTTCAACATTTATAAATCAGTATGATTTACATTATAACAAAAATAAACAAATATCTCATTACAATTTACAAAATAAAAAATATTTTATTTTTCATTATAACTATATCTATAAAATGGGCGTTTGAAATGAGAAAAGGTGTAAAAATAAAAATAAAATTGAACTAAAGAATAAATAATATATTTATTCTTTACACTCTTGTAAAATGGAAGAATATATCTTATGTAAAAATTGTAACGAAACACTTCATAATAAGCAATTTTATC